GTCAGCCCCTTCATTCCCATGGTAGCTGCATCCTTGCAGCGGCCAAACTCACTATCGCCCTATGGCAAAAGGAGTATCAAATGCGTTATCAAGTAAGCACTTCCAATACCGCAGCCGTTAACCTGGTTGTGGCACGTCAGTACTTTTCGAGAGAGGCATTTGATCTCCTCAAGCTGTGCATGGGTCTGCGAGTCCTCCGAAAGTTTGGAGTTCGCAGCTATGCCAAGGTTCGCAGCACGTATGCTGTGGCCTCGTCGTGCGATAAACTACAGCAAGTCAAAGGACAACGGGTACTCCCGAAGTTCGCGACTCTGTGGTTGGAGTTTGGATACGATTTCGTTGACTTGGAGACAGAACTTAAGAACTATGTTCGAAAAGTTCTGAACCGGAAAGAAAAGGCGCTCAAAACTCGAGCGTATAATCTGTCGGATGCACAAATAAGTGCACTCTCTCGGTCTTACGAATAAATCGTATTATTACACATAGGTCTGAAGAAACTGACGACCTCGCCCATCCTGACTGCTGATGGGTGGCAACTTTGAAAAGGAGTGGATATGTCGTACGGGTTTCAGTACAAGGCATTGGTGTACCCTGTGACCGAAGTTACGGACCCAAGCGGCAATACTACAGTCTACTCTGGATCAAGTTATCCATCCGGATACTATACCTATAGTGGTCCGGAAGCAGTTAGACGGAAGCGCCCTAACGATCTGAAGGCTCAGTCGAGCCTTACGGGATGGGGGACCTTGGAAGAGGAAACCATGATTTATGGTAACTTCACCTTGATAAACCATTCATCCGGGTATACGCTAGTCCAAAAGGATGTCAACGCTCAGTGGTATCTTGCCGTAGGCAGAAGCGTGTCGGCCGAAGATCCCGAATGGGAGACAGCATTACGTCTCGCAGTAAAGGATCAGAAAGTCAACTTAGCTCAAGCCATGGGTGAGTACCGCCAGACGCAGAAACTCTTTGCGGACAATGCGAGTACCATCGCGAAGGCGCTACGTCAACTCAAACGTGGTGATGGACGGGGAGCCGCGAGGCTCCTAGGTCTAAAACCAAAGCAATTGCGAGGCACCCTATCCAACCGTTGGTTGGAACTGCAATATGGGTGGAAGCCCCTTTTACAAGACCTTCACGGTAGTGTAGAGGAGCTGAAGACGGCGATGAACCGGCCGAGGTATCGTCAAGTGTCAATAAGGAAGGTCGCAGAGGCTCAGAATGAGCGTTCTGCGATTCTTCCAGATGGACGCAAGGCTTTTGCCAAGGACTCGGACAAAGTCGTAATCAAAGCAACTGCAATTGTGCTGATGCAAAGCCTTACAGCACAGCGTTTGGGATTCACAAACCCGGCAGCTTTAGCATGGGAGCTCCTACCATACTCGTTCGTCATCGATTGGTTCATACCGATCGGTAACTGGCTTAACAGCCTTGACGCGCTAGTTGGAGTTGACCAATGCTATGGGTTTGTTACCAGGAAAAGTAAGTATATCTCGGCCAGTTCTCTTGGAGGGTATTACCTAAGGCGTACGTACGGTCGGTCAGTATTTGATTCACTGCCCGGCAGCCGTCCGACACCGAAATGGGACCCCTCTCTGGGATTTGGCAGAGTTACTAACGCCCTGGCTCTCCTATCGCAACTAAAGCGATAGTCCTCTTGTTTGATACACAATCCGAAAGGAACACTCTGTGAGTGATGCAGTTAACTTTACCGTGAATAACGGTGCGGACACACCTGTGCCCATCACGTTTAAACCCGAAAGTATTTCGGGCGGAAACGCAGTCTACCGCGATGACACCGGGGGTGTGAGTGTCTTGATGCCTCGCATCAAGATCAATGTGTCTTTACCGTCAGCCAACAGGCCGACGTCGAGGACTACGTTGAATTTCACATTCCCCGTGGCCAAAACGGTGGATGGTGTCGATGTCGTGGACCATGTCCTGCGCGCCGACGTCTCCTTCGTAAGTTCGGATCGCAGTCTGAGAATATCACGAAAGCATATCCTTGCTATCGTGACAAACTCGCTCAGTGACGCCTTCCTCAAGGAAGTCATCACCGAAGTAAGCCCAATCCTGGGTTAACCGTGAACGGGGCGGATAGACGGGAGCTCCATCAGGAGCCACCCGTGATTCCAAAACCTAGGCGTCGACGCGACTCGTGGCTGTATATCGTCACGATTGTAACGTTGGCGCTTCAGGTCCTCGTAGCGGCATACCCGGAAGTTTGCCAGATGTCTGCCCTAACCAAGCAGATATTTGTCAAACCGCACTGAAGAGTGCGAAGGCTTGCTGACTGTACTTTGGCTGGACGTGAGTCCAGTTGATCCACCCTAACCATCCAGTAGGAGGTTATTTGTCTCATACGTTGAACGTTGAGATTGGGGCTTACTTGAAGATCTGCGAATCGGTGGATACTCCTGTTAGCTTATCATGCGCCTTGCTCGTGAAGTACGGTGAGTGGGATCAATTAGTGGAGAAATCCATTAACCCCGCGCACTACACAACGCCGGCGAGTTTTGCTGACGACTACCTTGTTGTATCCATCCTTAGGAAGAACCAACGGGTGAAGGCAACCTTTGATAGGGAAGCCAACGCTTACGCGAAGTTCTTCGATTCGGAGCGCGTCTGTAAAGAAACAAATGAACGTTTGCGCAAATTGTCCAGCGGTGCTGAACAAGCACCACCAGAGATATCCCCCGTGCTGACAAAAGCACGGGAAATCATCTGGAGGATCCTTGGACCACTTACTAAGTCCAAGCTGGAATTTGCTCATGCGAACATGCGTTTCGGACCGGGCTCGACAACTAGCGTTTCCGGACGTGATGTAACACCTTCAAGAAAATTCACAGGCTCGTTGCATGTGACGCCTAGGTTGTACCCTTATTGGCACAGTCTCGTACCACATCTGTGGAGGGACTGCGTGGAGGATATTTCTCTCCGTGCCGCCAGTAAGGTTACATGTGTTCCCAAGGATGCTAAGACCGACAGGATCATCGCCATCGAACCTCACCTGAACATTTATGTTCAGTTGGGGATCGGCGCTTTGATTCGACGTCGGTTGAAGCTCTTTGGAGTTGATCTGGATGACCAAACAAGGAATCAAAATCTAGCGAGGAAGGCCTTAGAAACCGGCCTTGCGACGATCGATTTGTCCTCTGCTTCCGATACTGTAAGTAGGGAACTTGTTTGGCTACTTCTTCCGTTTGAATGGGCCGCTCTCCTCGATCTTCCGCGTACTGAGTACGCGGAGGTGAAAGGAGAAGAGCTACGGCTGGAGAAGTTCTCGTCTATGGGTAACGGTTATACGTTTGAGCTGGAGAGTTTGATTTTCTTCAGCTTGGCGATGGCCGCTGCCGGTGGGCGAGGCGGAGTGAACGCATACGGGGACGATATCATTGTCCCCGCAGTGCACGCTCCGGTCCTGATCAGGGCGCTAGACTTTCTCGGGTTTAGTGTCAACACCAGTAAAACATACTTGGCAGGTGTGTTTTACGAATCCTGCGGTAAGGATTTCTTCTGCGGGGTAGACGTCCGTCCCTTCTTTTGGAGAGGGGTAAAGGGTGACAAGACCATGATCATCTATGGTTTATGTAACTCGTTACGGAGGTACGCCCACATTCGCGGAGGCCAACTGTCGTGCGATGTTCGTTTTCTTCCCGCGTGGCTCTACTTGATTTCTAAGTTGAGCCCAACGGAAAGGCGAGTCCGCATTCCAGACGGCTTTGGCGATGGCGGTCTCATCAGTAATTTCGATGAGGCAGCACCAGCAGTGAGATCCGAGTCTGGTGAGGAGGGCTACTTGGTAAACTGCTATGTTGCTATGCCGAAAGTGAGACGAGCTGACCCGCGAGGGCTGCTCGTAGCGCAATTAAGCAGAAACAACGTAGTTCGTGAACCGAGCGTCCTTAACACCTCAGTAACTCCCACATACAAGCCCGTGAGGGCCCTATTTAAGAGTTACCGCCGCTTACTCTCGAGAGCTTCTTATGGGTGTGAACCTATGAGAGGCAATCAGAGTTACTGCAGAAGCCAGGTCTTGTTTCCGACCTGGCCGAGCTTAGGACCGTGGATATAACCTACCACGTCCTTTTGTCCCGGGTAGATACCCGGGTGGAGTGGGCCTTCGTAACGACCTTCGGGTCGGTTCGGGCGAATTAACGCCGGAACCCTCCCAACGGAAGAAACTTAGGAACACG